CTCTCTGTTCAGAAGTCCGGCGCTGACTTCAACGTGATGTACCAGTCCACCCTCATGCTGGGTCGTTACGCTATGGGTCATGGTATTCTGCGTCCTTCCTGCGCCATCGAAATCAGCAAGGCCGCCTAAGCCTGCAACTGATCCGGCTATATAACTGCCAAACTGAATCCCTTCCTCTACCTCATCTTCTTCAGGGTAGGGGAGGGGATTCTTTATTTTAGGAGTCACCGATGTCCATTCGTCTCTTTGCCGCAGTGTCCCCCACTACAGAAATCGAAGCTGTCAACACGATGCTTGCTACCATCGGTGAATCCCCTATCAATAGCTTCGATGAAATCAATGCTGACATCGCTATTGCCCGCGATACACTCATTGAAATTTCCCGCGCAGTCCAGCTTGAAGGCTGGCACTGGAATACTGAAGACAATTACCCCCTACGCCCTGACGCTGTAACTAACCGCATCAAACTCAGTCCCTCTTGTCTTCGTGTTCATTTCCCTGAACCTCAGGATAAAGAACTCGTTGTCCGTGGTTCTTATGTTTACGATAGGGTGAATCACTCGCTTCTTTTTCCCGTAGATTTTTCCGTGAATGTCACCCTTACCCTGCAACTCTCTTTTGAGGAACTTCCTGAAGCGGCCCGCAGGTATATCATCATCCGTGCTTCCCGTGTCTTTCAGTCTCGTGTTGTTGGCTCTGGAACCCTGAACAGCTTTACTGAACGAGATGAAGCTATGGCTCGTGCTACACTTCTTGCCGAAGAACATAAGCTCGACCGTCCTAATATCCTAAAAGGTACTCTACCTCCCACAGGGACATGGAACCCTGTTCAGACACTTCTCAATCGTGGAGGCCGTCACTATGGCCGCTAATGGAAATCTTGTAACAGGGAATATTGCCAACCTTATCGGCGGTGTCAGCCAGCAACCGTGGAACGTGCGTATGCCTACGCAAGCTGAAGAACAGATCAACTGTCATGCCACGGTAACTGAGTTTCTCAGGCGCAGACCCGCTCTCAAGCAGATCGCCGCGATTTCTTCGCCGGATGGCGGCACCAACTTTACCGCCCTTGCCATCGACAAGGGTACTGATGAACAGTACATCGCTCTGTTTGGTAAAGGTGGTATCAAGGTTTTTGACCTGAAGGGTGTAGAACAGAAAGTCGCTCTGTCAGACTCAGGTCGCAAGTATCTTGGTAAAGTCAATGAAGCCGCCTCTGATCTGCGCTTTTGCAATATTAAAGACTACACGTTCTGCGTGAACCGTAACGTCATCGTCTCCGAAGGTAAGACAGATGGTAGCACAAGAACCCCTGAAGCTATGATCTTCATCAAACAGGCCAGCTATAGTACAACCTACACCCTCACACTAGATGGTAAGAAGTACAGCTATACGACCTCTGATGGTGTCTATGAAGAGGGGACTACTCCGCCAGCACTGTCCACAAACCTCATCTGTAATCAGCTTAAGGCGAAAATACCGTCCATTTTCAATGTGACCATCAACGGCGCTGTTATGTGGATCAGGCGCACCAATAACGCCTATTTCACATTCTCCGTGGAGGATTCTCGCTCTAACACCCATAGTGTTGCTTTCAGCGATTCTATCGGGAAAATGACTGACCTTCCTCTGGTTGCGCCTAATGGCGTTCTTCTGCGAATCACAGGCGACCAGACCACCACACTGGACGACTACTATGTCGAGTTCAAAACATCCGATGGTTCTTCGTTCAGCTCAGGTACATGGGTTGAAACAGTAGCTCCCGCCACAAATAACACCATCGACCCTGCAACAATGCCTCACGCTCTTATCCGGCGTAAGGCAGGTGAGTTCAGTTTCGAGGCTGTAAACTGGGCATCTCGAAATGCTGGTGACGCTACTACCAACCCTGCCCCCAGCTTTATCGGTAAGCGTATCAACAACATTCTGTTCTATCGCAATAGGTTGTCCTTCCTTTCAGGGGATAACATTATCATGTCTGAGGCAAACTCCTTCTTCAACTTCTATCTCACCACTGTCACTACCTCGGTAGATTCCGATCCTATTGATGTAGCCGCAAGTGGTGTAAAGGATGCTGTACTGTACGCTTCAGCCATCTATAACGGTGGTCTTGTCCTGTTCAGTACCAAAGGTCAGTTTGTTCTTGAGCATGATACGGTGCTGTCAAACAGCACAGTGTCGCTTACTCCTGTTACCGAGTTTGAATCAACCGATAGGGTTACACCTCAGTCTTCAGGTAAGACAGTGTTCTTTGCTGTGGATAGAGGCCGTTGGATTGGTATTCGTGAATACATCGCCTTCGATACCGAGTCGATGAACTCCAATGATGCCACCGATGTCAGTTCTCATGTGCCTCGCTATATGCTGGGTAAGATTCGTGATCTCCAGTGTTCTTCTAATGAAGAGATTCTGCTTATCAGCTCAACTGCCGAACTTGATACTCTGTATATCTACAAGTATTTCTGGAACGGAAACGAGAAGATGCAGACCTCATGGTATAAATGGAAGATGTCGGGAAATATATATAGCCACCTCTTTTTCAATACTGAGGTGTTCTGTGTCATGGAATATAGTGGTGAGTTTTATCTTGAAACCTTCAGTTTTGAACCTTCACATAAGGATGAAGGTGAGGATTTCGAGTTCTGTCTCGATAGAAAGATTGATGATTCTGCCATCACTATAGGTGCTTACGACCCACTCTCAAAAACAACGAAGGTCACGCTTCCTTATGTAGATGAGAGAGCGGTCATCATTACCCGTTCTGGTGGCGATCTTAGAGCAGGCATCGTGCTTGATGTAGAAGCTCGATCCGGGGCTGAGTACACCATCAAAGGTAAGATCACACCTCAGACAAGAATGTACGCGGGCATCCTCTACGAGTCCTCATACCACTTCACAACTATCGGTATCCGCGACAAGAATAATACTGCCATCACTTCAGGTCGGCTTCAGCTCCGCTACCTTCACCTTAATCTGTATAATACAGGCTATCTCTCTATTTCGGTCAAACCTAAAGGGAAGATCGGGTCTGAGTATTCGTTTACAGGTAAGCGTCTTGGTGATGCGTCTTCTGTTATCGGCTCTATTCCGATTTATGAGGGCCAGTTGAAAGTTCCTATTCTTTCACGAAATGAGGATGTTGCAATCATCGCAAGCAGTAACTCCCCTCTACCTTTCAGTCTCGTCAATGGCTGGTGGGAAGGCTTCTACACTTCAAGGAGTCAGAGGGTATGATCTTTAAAAATTCAAGCATCACTTTAAGGAGGTGAGGCAGTATGGCAACCCCTATGGCTATGGCAATCACGTCATTTGTCATTAGTGCCGCAGGTGCCGTAGCGAGTGGTATTCAACAGCACCAGCAGGCCAAAGCGCAGGCCGCTTATCAGAACGCTCAGGCTGAACAGTATCGTAAATCATACGAACAGCAGTCAAAAGCCGCCGCTCAGGAGTACGCCAATCAGTCTGCCGCAGAGCGTGTGAATCAGATGCAGGAAAAGGAAAAAGCCTCCATCGAGATTCAGGAAGCTCAGAAAGAAGCGCTTCAGAAAGCAGGTACCATGATGGCCTACACTAACGCCGCTGGTGGTACGCTTAACTACCTCCTTACTGATTATGCACGTCAGGAAGCACAGGCAAAAGAGGTCTTTCGGACTCAGTATGAGATGGTTACTGAAGCCTCAGCGTTCTCTATGGAAGCCTATCGAAATAAGACCCAGAATCGTCTCGATAGTAGGAGTGAATACACCTATATCGACTCTGGTAATAATCTCGGCTCAACCATGCTTACCACTGCTCTCGGCATTGGTGGTGCCGCTGTCGGTGCTTATGGAAACTATAAAACATGGGACTCTATGGAGTCTAAAGGAGGCGGGGGCTAATGCCTCAGGCTCGATCTAATATCCCTACCATAGCTGAAAAAGTCTCCCGCGCTCATGTAGAACCCCGTGTTCGCTCTTACGCCTACACAGAGTATGATGAGAAGAAGCCCGGTTACGTCAGCGCTGATCTCCGCGCAGGGCGTAGCTGGGGCGCTCTCGCTTCTGCGCTTGATAGGTTCTATGGTAACTTCAACCGCTTCTCTGCCGTAAAGCGCGATGAGTATATTGAAGAGGGCATCGCTAAGGGGCGTATCGCCTATTCTGAAACTCAGGATACCGAAGAAGCTCTTAGGAATAAGCGAGACTTCAAGCAGTTCATTGAAGAGAATCCTGAGTTTGCCAACGATAACCCTTGGGTCGAGGTTGGATATGAACAGTCCCGTCTCAGGGAACTTGGTACGGAAGCGAAAACCGGTCTATCTAAATTCCTTGATGAAGGCGGTCATTTCAATCAGGAAGACCCTGCGGCTTTTCAGTCAGCCATCAATGCCTATTTCAATAACTTCCGCGCTCAGGCTGGACTCGATAGCTACGAGGACAAAGTTCTCATGGCTAAGTGGTTCTCTCCTGTAGAGGCTGAAGCTCGTCAGTCTATGACCACTATGTATGACGGCATTAAGCGTAACGGTCGTCAGGATAAGCTGGCTAATCAGGTTTCCAAAGAACTTGGTACTGTTATCGACTCCTACTTTGAGGGGATAAGCAACTTCGGTAAAGACCCTCACCTTCATGGCACTGAAGGAACTGAAGTGCTTCTTAAGCAGATTGAAGGTATTACCAACAAAGCCCGTGAGAACGGTCTTCTGGATGTCAAGGTCGAAGATGTCATCATCGCAGGTATGAAACTGGCGTATGATAAGAGTGAGAATGAGGCAGTTCTGAAATGGTGTGACCATATCAAGATCAATGGAGTTCCTCTTTCCCAGACAATCAAAGGGGCCGCGTGGGTCGAAAGCGCCTATGACGCCATCCGCGATAAGGAAGCCGCCGCCTCTAAAAAGACTGAAGCAGATACGAAAAAGTTCATGGAAGAACAGCTTGAGGATTTCGCTATTGATGTAGCTACGAACTTCTCAGAGTATGGCGGGAACTTTGACGAAGCAGTTAAGGTAGTCGAGGAAAAACTGGGCCGTACCATGACCGCCCGTGAGAAACTGTCCTTTAAGAAGTCCGTAAACAGCACACTCAATACCCTCGAATCTCTCCGAGAGACTGAGCAGGAACAGCCTGAAAACCTCGCCAAGCTGGATGAGGAAGTCCATACGATCCTTGCGGAGTCAGAAGACCCCCGTGCTGATCTTAGGGGTCTGATCCGACAGACCAACTATAAAGGTGCTAAGGATGCTCTTAAGCTCCTTACCTCTGCCGATGTTCAGGAACGGAAGGCCACAGAAAAATTCATCAAAGACCTTGAGAAAAGCCGTAAGACATTCCTCAAACAGAACTGTTCAGCTATTGTTAGTCAGTTTGTAAGTAGTCTTCAGGATGAGTCTCTGAAGGGGCGCTATAAAAAGCTGGTCGCTGAAAATATGCTTATCAGCACAGCAGGGCAGGTTATGGATTCAGCTTCCCGTGAGTGGATTAAACATAATGCTGAAGACCCTAAAAATCCCACTCTTTACGAACGAAGGGATGCTTTTCTTGCCGCTCAGGAACAGGTAACTCGTGTTCTCAAAAGCGGCGTTGCTGAGAATATCCTTTCTAAAAGCGACCTGTATTCTACCGATCAGGTTATAAGACCTTTTGATTCCCTGTTTAAGGATGTCATTGAAACTGACGACATCGAGGCCCGCACGGTATTCCTCTCAACGGCTGAAGCGGCCCTGAAGAAAAACGAGAATCCTAACCTTCGTGAGCTTAACAGCGTTGCTAGTATCTATGATCTCAATGCTATGTTCCAAGCTGGGATTACTGACTTCTCGGCGCAGGCAATGTTTCCTTATATTCGCCCTGAGACTGGTCTCGCAGGGGCTACCCTCAGTGAGGACGGCAAATTCCTTATCACCAGTGGTGCCAGCTACACAGGTTCAAACAACAAGGGATATGTGGAGGATTTGGCTCGTCAGCTGTTCCCTGATCTGTCAGGGGTTATCTTCAAAAAGTGGTCTTCACCTGAACAGGAGGCCCTTTTCAAAGAGCGTGAACAGCATACCTCTGAAGGTAAGGTTATGCTCAATAGTGGGTATATTCGTGATATTCGGAATGATAAGGCAAAGATTCCTCCTGAAAAGCAGGATTATGTCTTTCAGATTCTTTCCGATATAACGTCAAAGAATGGTGAATACCTTGGTATTACTCGCCATTCCATCACCGCTATGTCCCGTAGCAGGCTTTGGGATATGCTTCAGCGGCGTGGGTTCGACAATAATCAGATTCGTGACATTTTCTATAAGGCTGATCTCCTCCCTGAAGCGAGAATCAAAGGGCAGTCTAAGAAGAAGTAACAATCATAACTAAGGAGGTTCTTCGCTTACATGGCGGAACACATCCCCCTCAATATAAACATCACTCCTCAGGATATTGACCTCCCTGTCAGTGATGAACTTCCCATCGAAATCCCCTCTCAGGTGGCACTCAACATGAAAAACGAGTCCCCTGTAGAGGGGGTTTCTACATCAACTGCCCAGCCTCAGGGTGAAGATGAGGGTTTCCTTGAACAGGCGGGAACATTCCTTGCCGATCACGGTAAAGCCCTTGTCGAAGGTGTTACTGACGCTTGGGATAGCACAGCAGACCTCGTTGCCAGCACGGTTGAATTTGGTTCAAACCTTGCGGACAATATCAGCGATAAGGGGCTTGTTGAGGGATGGGAATCTACAGAGTTCAAAGAGGTCGAAAGCCCTCTCTCTATCAACTATAACCCCGAATACGAATGGGTATCTGCCCAGATTCTTTCTGACGTTACGCAGGCAGTAGTGTCTTTTGTTGGAGTCAACAAACTCACTCCGTTTCTGAAGGGTATGCAGATGGCTTCTAAAGCTGGGCGTGTCGGTGTCGAAATGGGCCGTGGTGTCGCGGCTGACATCGTAGGCTTCAAAGCCAGCGAAGAGAACCTGACCAATTTCCTCATCGAAACTTTCCCCTCGCTCCAGAATCCTCTCACAGAATTTATGGCAAACGATGGTACCGATGACCATGTTTCTGGTCGTCTTCGTAATGCCTTTGAAGGACTCGGAATCGGCGTTCTTGCTGACTCTCTTATGCCTTTCTTTAAGTTTGCCAGAGATGTGAAAAAGACTGACGGCTCCTTGAAGGAAGTCTCTGAAGTCGCAGAAAAGCACCTCGCTGAAGATGAAGCAGGTAATGTGGTTTTCAAGGAAAGCGCCCCATCACCGATAGAAGTTTCCGACCCTGTATCTACACCTCCTGTAGTTACTCCCCGCGAGACAGTTGAAGCGATCGCCAAGGGTGAAAAGAAGTGGGATATGCTTACCGATGATGATTTTACCCGGATGGCTGAAGCCGTGAAAAACGATAAAGCTCTCTGGGACGAAATCGGTACGAACACCAACTTCAACCACTATGTCGTCAAGAATATGGACTCGCGTGGTGGGAAGCTCCTCAAGCTGATGTCAGACGCTCTGGCTGATAAGCTCGATAAGGGAACTCCCGGTTCTTTTGAACAGTGGAATAAAGAAGCGGCTGATATGGCTGAACTTCATGGTCTCCCTGTCGATGCTATGACTGAAGAGCTGTTTAGGAAGACAGGTGACATTAACACCGTCCGTTCTTTCCTTATTCAAGCCCGTGCTGTGACAGCTGGCATGGCTGAAGAAGTCTATACGCTGGCAAATAAGTTTAACACCGAAAACAAACTTACGGTCACAGCGCAGGATAAATTGGATTTCCTTAAGCTCCATCGCAGGCTGGAAAAATTCTTCATGGCCCAGCGTGATGCTTCAACCGCCATAGCTCGTTGCCTGGTCTCACATAAGATTGATCCTGATCTGAATGTGAAGCCTACCACTGAAGTCGAAGGTGTCCAGCCTAAACCCAAGAAAAAGGCTGGGAAAGCATCTAAAAAATCTGAGGAAAAATCCTCCGTTGATCTCCCTCGTCTTCTTGATGAATCAGAAATTGATGAAATCAAAACCGAAGAAGAGGCCGTAGCTTTCCTGAAGGCACATAATATTACTGACGAGTCTCTCGATAAGGTAGCCAAGGCAGTTATCGCCGCTGAAGGCAACCCCAAAAAGATGTTCGCCATGACTAAGGCCCTTCGTTCAGGATCATGGACACACCTTTATAACTTCTGGTTTACTCAGAATATCCTCAGCTCTCCTGTTACTCATGCTTGGAACCTCGCAGGTAACACTGTGAAAACAGGTTTTATGGTGGCTGATCGTATGGCTGGTGCTTCTTTGTCTGCCATTACAGGTAATCCTGAGGAGCTTAAGTACGCTTGGCGTTACTCTCAGGGATTTTTCCGTCATGGTGCCGACACTCTCCGAATGACCCTGAAGGCTCTGAAGACGGCTTCGTCTTCTCTTGATGCCACTGGTATCAAAGCTGATAAGTGGGCCTCTGGTCAGATTCGTGGTGAGGAACTTCCCACTTCCTATAAAAGTGTCGAGGATACATTCCTCAACGGGCAGGGGGAAGAAGCACAGCTTAACGTCCTACAGAAGGGCATCGCTGGTGTGATTCATGTTCTTGGGTACCCTGCTCGTGGTAATGCTCACCTTATGGCTGGTGAGGATGAGTTCTTCCGCTCCATAAATTTCAGAGCCGCTTCATGGGAACTTATCCATCGTGAGGCAGACGCTAAGAATCTTAAGGGCGCGGAGCGTAAGGCGTTTCTTGAACAGGCTGAAAAAGACCTTTTCACGGAACGTGGCCTCATTAACATGAAGAACCCCATCGCTAAAGAAGCTCATTATCTTTCAGAAACTTCTGTGTTTTCACAGGATATTCATACGAAATGGGTGGCAGGGCTTCAACACCTTAGCGCGACAAACAGTGTCATTAAAACTGTACTGCCTTTTGTGCGTACAGTCTGGAACGTGTCGCTTGATGGTCTTGAACATACCCCTGTTCTTGGCTTCTGTAGCAAGGAATATCGAAAAGATTTCCGTTCGCAGGGCATCCGTGGTGAAATAGCCCGTGGCAAGTTTGTCATCGGTACTCTCTTTACATACCTTACCCTACAAATGGCGGCAGACGGCCTCGTTGTCGGTGAGCTTTCTTCAAGCAAGAAAGAGCGTGAAGCCCAGCTTAGAGCTGGTATGATGCCTTACTCTGTGAGAGTAGGGGATAAGTGGTACCAGTATCAGCGTCTTGATCCGGCAGGTGCGATCATCGGTCAGACAGCCAATGTGGCCTATCTCATCAATAACATGGATAACCTCAGCCCTGAGGAAAAGAGTAGTCTCGTTGCCCGATGTATCGGCTCGGTTATTTCTACGATTGCTGAAAAAGGCTTCCTCACAGGTCTCCATGACTTTATGGAAATGGCCTTCTCTGGTGATAAGATCAGCTCAAACCTTGAACGGTATGGCGCGAATCAGCTCAATTCCATGCTTCCTGCTTCAGGTCTGTTCCGTACTGTAAACAGATTTGTCGATCCTGATCTTAAGGAAAATTCAGCCAGCGGTTTTATTGATCGGCTCGGTACTAACGGTTATCGGCAGGCCATAAACTACTTCAACTCGAAGAGTTCAGGAGTAGAAGTTACCCAGTCTCCCGTCAAATATGACTGGATCACTGGTGAAACACCTCAGCACAAGTTCTTCTCCAGTGAAAGCAGGATTGATGAAACTGTCATACAGGAACTTCTCAAACACTCCCGATCCGTTTATGGGTCTCCTGAAAGAGAAATCTCAGGAATAGAGCTGTCTAATGAACAGTACAGCCGTTTCTGTGATCTGCATGGAAACATGACTATTGATGGGAAGACCATGTTTGAGGCCATCACTGACCTTATCTATACAGAGAAGTATGATCTCTATAGAGATAAGTACATGGATGCTCCTGAATATGCCGATAAAACATACCGTGGCGATCTCATCAAAAAGGTAATGAAGCGATACCGCGATGCCGCTAAGGCAACGCTTCTCGAAGAGTTCCCTGAAATCAAAGATGCTATTGATGAGCGTTATGCCAAGCGTAAGGCGTTCAAAGCTGGTCAGAATTATGACGAGGAAGCTGTAAGGGCTTTTGCTCGTATGTAACCCTCAAAAAGGAGATGCACCGCATTTCATGTCACAGACTACCAACGAAATGTATAGTGTAGCTTCCTATACTGCGGATGGGGCAACGGCAGAGTTCGTTGTCCCTTTTCCGTATCTTTATACGGAAGACGTACACATCCACATAAACGGGGTGGAGAAGATTCTTTACCCCGTCATCAATCCCGTTTCTGCGCCTACGCCTTTTGATGCGTATTGGGTCTCTGATAACACTATCAAGTTTCTTTCTGTCCCTGAAAATGGCTCACTCGTTCAGATTCAGCGCGTGACGAATAGGCAGAACCCTGAAGTCGTATTCAGAGATTCGGCAACTCTTTCTGAAGCAGACCTGAATATCATCGTAACCCAGCTCCTCTATATCGCTCAGGAAGCCTATGATAACCTGAACGGTGAAACCGCCATCGGTGCGGCTGACCGAGCCGCGTCTGCGCTTGCTGATATGGTGGTTCTCTACAACCTCTGTAGGGAAGACTACAACCGTTTCCGCTCTATGGTGGTTACTGCCACGCAGAGTGACGATGATAATGTCCACGCCTCCTACAATAAAGACAGCGGTGTTCTTACTCTGTTTGTCCCTCGTGGGCCTGAAGGCCCTCAGGGAGAGCAGGGTATCAGAGGCCCTCAGGGAGAGCAGGGGCCTAAAGGTGATACTGGCCCTCAGGGGCTTCAGGGGCCTCAGGGAACACCCGGCCCTCAGGGGCTTCAGGGTGAAAAAGGCCCTATGGGGGATTCACCTTGGAGTATGGCGTTTGCTCATTTCCGACTGGAAAACAGTTATCTCAAACTCGATTACGTTGGGGCCGAAGATGCCCCTAACCTCACCATCAACGCTAATGGTGAACTGGAGGTATCAATCTAATCATGGCGACTCTTACTCTCGGTAAAGTGAGGCCCGTTCCTAAAGGGGCATGGAGTTCCTCTGTAACCTACGAAGCCTACGATTGGGTCACTTATAAGGAATCTGCTTGGCTTGCCCTTGTTGATGTGCCTAAGAATTATGAACCTGACTCTCATCCTACGGTGTGGGTAAAGTTTGGCGCACAAGGCGAACAGGGTGAGCAGGGCGTTCAGGGTGTCACTTTTACTCCTTACATCAAGGACGGCTATCTCTATTGGGAAAATGACGGTGGCCTCGACAATCCCGAACCTGTGTATATCAAAGGCCCCGCAGGTACTTCCCCTCTTTCTGACTCCGTGACCAGTACCGCCTCAGATGTCGGCGCAACCTCTAAAGCTGTGAAGTCGGCTTATGACCGTGCGGCTGAAGCTGATAACAAGGTAGATGCTATCGTGGTAAATCACGTCCACCTTACCATCGCCGCCGCTCCGGGCTGGTTCCGCAGACAGGCTCTCCCGACCCCCAACAAGACCTCGATTACCATTCCTGCCGGACTTCAGGTGAACATCAACAACGTGGGCTACATCTCCAAGGCCGCTGTTACTCTCAGCCTTGCAACTGTCGCTACCGCCGCTAATCGCGCTGGTAAGGATATTTACATCTACGCCTGCGCTCCTTCGCTTGGTAATGAACCCACCTTTGTTCTCTCCATGAACTCTACCGTCCCCTCTGGCTACACCGCAGACAATTCCCGCAAGATTGGCGGTTTCCACTGCCTCTGCGCCAATGTCGGTACTATCAGCGGTCATCCCCTGAGCGGCTATGTGGCTGGCGACATCCTGCCTCTGTCCGTCTGGGATTTGCTTCACCGCCCCGTATCCGACCCTGAAGGTATGGTGTGGGTCGAAGGCATCGGTAAGTGGGTGGACATCTACCTCGCAAGCTGGACTGGTGCTAAGTTCACGTCTGCCTATGGCGCGACCATTTCTGACGGCGCAAGCTCCCCTGCGTTCCACGGTGAGAAGTTTGCCGAATACGCAGGTCTCTGTGGCAAGCGTCTGACCATGCGTGACGAGTTCATCGTGTTCGCTAAGGGCAGTAACGAGAACACCAACATTAAGGGTTCAACTGACCCGAATACCACTGGCGGTCATGTGGACACGGCAAGCCGCCGTATGGTATCTAACTACGGCATCGAAGATTGCTGTGGTGCGCTGTGGCAGTGGGGTGGAGACACCTATGATTGCTACAGCGGCTCCGGCATTTCTTGGAATACTGATAACTTCTATCTGTCTGGCTACGCTTGGCAGGAGAAGTCTGTGTATAACCCCTCTTTCGATTCGCAGAAGTACGGGTCTTGTTGTGGCCTCCTTCGGC